GGGCAATGCCGTCAAGTACATCTGGCGTGCGGATCTGAAGAACGATGCTATTGAGGATCTTCTCAAGGCACGCTGGTACATCGAGCGTGAGCTAAAGCGCAGAGGCCACCATGAGTGAAGAGTTTGCCCTGTCTAGCCTGAACATTGACCTGCGGGCCAGCCCCGTGGCGTTCAAGTTCCTGCAGAGCAATGCCTTCGTTACAGGCATCATGGGGCCAGTGGGATCTGGCAAGTCGTATGTGTCTGCCGCCAAGATCATGGTCAAGGCCGTGCAGCAAAAGCCATCTCCTGTAGACGGCATTCGCTATTCGCGCTTTGTGATCGTGCGAAACAGCTACCCGGAGCTGAAAACCACAACTTTGAAGACGTGGGCAGACCTGTTCCCGGAGAACATCTACGGCCCTATTCTACATACGCCGCCTATCACGCACCACATCAAATTGCCTCCGCGTGGCGATGCTGCTGGCATTGACTGCGAGGTGATCTTCCTGGCCCTTGACCAGCCAAAAGACGTTCGCAAGCTGCTGTCTTTGGAGTTGACAGGTGCATGGGTCAACGAAGCCAAGGAGCTACCCAAGGCTGTGATCGATGGTCTGACTCACCGGGTTGGCCGCTACCCGACCAAGCGTGATGGCGGGGCAACTTGGCACGGTATCTGGATGGACACGAACCCGATGGACGACGACCATTGGTGGCTCAAGCTGGCTGAGAAGGAGCCGATCACCGGCAAGTACGCCTGGAAGTTCTTCAAGCAGCCCGGCGGCGTCATTGAGGTGCCGAAAGAGTCGTTGCCTGAGATGCCCGAGGCTAACGACCACATCTTTGCGTCTGGCAAATGGTGGAAGATCAACCCTCAAGCCGAGAACATCAAGAACCTGCCCCCTGGCTACTACTTGCAGCAGCTGGCCGGCAAGACTTTGGACTGGATTCGCTGCTACGCCGAGGGCAAATACACCTTCGTGCAGGACGGAAAGCCCGTCTGGCCCGAGTATGACGACAACATCATGGCCGCCGACCTCGAACCCGACCCCAGCCTGCCGATTCAGGTGGGCTTGGACTTCGGTTTGACGCCTGCTGCTGTCTTCGGACAGCGTCTACCCAGTGGCCAATGGCGTGTTCTGCACGAAATCGTCACCTTTGACATGGGCCTGGAGCGCTTTGGTCAGACCCTGATGGCTGAATTACAGACCAGATTCCCGAAATACGATGTGCGAATCTGGGGTGACCCCGCAGGTATGCAGCGAGACGCCATCTACGAGACCACGGCCTTCGAGTATCTGCGTAGTCTGGGGCTGAAAGCCGAGCCAACAGCCACTAACGACTTCAAAGCACGCCGAGAAGCAGCCGCTGGCCCCATGAACCGCATGGTGCAGGGCAAACCCGGACTGCTAGTCAACCGTTCTTGCAAACTACTGCGTAAATCTCTTTCTGGCGGCTACCACTTCAAGCGCATTGCAGTGGGGGCTGGGCAGGAGCGGTTCCGCGATACGCCTAACAAGAACGAACACTCCCACGTTGGCGATGCTTTTGGCTACCTGATGACTGGCGGCGGCGAGTATCGCCAGCTAACCCGTGGAAACAGCAAGCCCAGCGGCCTGCCTTTCATTGCACAGACTGTGGCCAACAGTGAATTCGATGTCTTTGGATGACTTCCTCCCGGCCCTGCCGCCATACATCAGCTTAGTCCCATTTCGCGTAGAACACGCAAGTCTCATCAAGGCCCGAGACCGCACAGCAGCACCCCTGCCGATCTCCACTGAAGACATTCTTCAGGCGCAAGCAGCATGCGGCCACGCTATCACCGCCTTGCTTCATGGCAAACCAGCTGCCTGCTTTGGTTCTGTCTACATCTGGACTGGTGTAGAAGAAATGTGGTGCCTTCTAGAAGAACGCTCTAGAAAGTATGCCTTATCTCTTACAAAGATAGCAATTGCGTTCCGTGATTTCAGGGTGGTATCAGGAAACTTGCATCGCCTGCAAATAACAGTAAGATGCGACGACATCAGGGCTGTGCGCTGGGGTAATGCAATAGGCTTCGAGACAGAAGGTCGCATGAAGAAGTATGGCCCCGATGGCAGTGATTTCTTCTTAATGTCGAGGACTTAAATCATGGGATTCCTTTCTTCTGGTGGTAAAGCCGCTGCCGCTCAAGCTGCCCAGGCTGGCGAGATGCAGCGCCAAGAGATTGCAAAGCAAGAAGCCGTTGTTGCAAAGCAAGAGGCGGGCGTTGCCGCGCAGCAAACTGAACTTGCCAAGAAAGCTATGGCTGCAAGCCGTGCCCGCCGTGGCGGTGGCCTGCGTGCCCTGCTGTCTGGTGAGCGCATGGACGCCGAGATGGGCCTGCCTCAGAAGACGACTCTCGGATCGGGGGTCTAAATGGAGCAGAAAGAAAAGATGCAGCGCAAGGTCGCCAAGGTCATGCGTGAGTACAAGGCTGGCAAGCTCAAATCTTCTAGTGGCCAGAAGGTCACGAACCAGAAGCAAGCTGTTGCCATTGCAATGAGCGAGGCGGGCATCAAGCCCAAAAAGTCATGAAGATCGAGATCAGCTACGAAGACGACGGCGAAGAGGAAAAGCCTTCAAAGCCGACTCCGTTCCAGCGCAAAGTCGCCAAGATGCTTGCCCAGCGTGCTGGTCGCAAGAAAGTGTCCGAGATGGATATGAAGATGGCCGCAGATCTGGAAGACGACGCCATTGAGAGCGAGATGGAAAGCTGATCAATGGCCACCGCCATCGAACCAGAATCGCTATCAACCAAGGCTCGCCATGTGAGCTTGGTGCAAAAGCTCAATGACGGCACCAGTGCCTTGTCAGGAGCTGATGCTCCGCTGATCACGGTGGATGTAAACCACCAGCGCAATCATGATGGGCGCGCTTATCAGGCTTGGGTTCTATACCCGTATGCCTCCCCTCTTGCTGCTGGAGCAAGCTGCAACATTGTGTTCGCTGCTGGCCCTGGTGTCAGGATGCATTTGATGATTGACGCCCTGCTGATGGGCGATGCTGAGTTGTACTTCTATGAAGGTGCTACCAGCACGGGCGGAACAGCATTTACGCCTGTCATCCGTAACCGCAACTACACCACAGCCAGTCAAGTTGCCATGGTTGTCAACCCGACGGTCAATACCACTGGCGACCTGATTGACGCCCAGTTCCTGCCTGGAGGAGTCGGCAAGAAGTCTGGTGGCGGAGATGCTCAAAGTCTAGAGTTTGTTCTAAAGCCCTTGACGAACTACCTGATTCGGATGACTAACGTCAACGGCACTGCTCACACTGGTCATATCACCTTGGAGTGGTACGAATGAGCAAGCTAAAGAACCCTGAAGGCGGCCTGACGGCTGCTGGACGGCGCTACTTCAAGCGCAAGGAAGGCGCGAACCTCAAGCCTGGGGTCAAGGGCGCTGCCGATACCCCCGAGAAGATGCGCCGCAAAGGGTCATTTCTGACCCGTTTCTACACAAATCCGAGTGGCCCGCTGCAAAAACCCAATGGGGAGCCAACCCGGCTGGCGCTGGCCGCCAATGCCTGGGGCGAACCCGTTCCTCGCACGCAAGCATCTGCCGCTCGACTTGCCGCCAAAGGCCGTGCCCTATTGAAACGATACGAAGCAAGGAAGAAAAATGGCTGAAAAACTAACAGTCGAGCAGATTCTGGCGCGTCAGAAGATCGCCCTGAATCGCAAGGAGGACTTCCGCAGTCTGTACGAGGATGCCTACGAATTTGCCCTGCCGCAGCGCAATCTGTACACGGGTGACTACGAAAGCAACGTCGGTGGCCGCAAGAAGATGAGCCGGGTCTTTGACTCCACGGCCATCAACTCTACCCAGCGCTTTGCCAACCGACTGCAATCGGGAATCTTCCCGCCCCAGCGTAAGTGGTGCCGCCTGGAACCCGGCCCGGAGATCCCGGTGGAGCGCCGCGCAGAAGCCCAGCGTGCCTTGGATCTGTACAACGAGAAGATGTTCGCTGTCCTAAAACAGTCGAACTTCGACATCGCCATGGGCGAGTT